TAATCAGTGAGGATCACCCCTTTTTCAGAGATATCACCTAACCTTCTTTCTATGGTGCGTGGAGATTTTCCGGATGAGAACCAGTTGAGTCTTTTTAGGATGTTCTCTTTAAACGAAAGCGTAAATGTTGACATGGCTATTGTATATTCCGCATTCATGGTAGTTATATTCCTTGGATCGCCTATCTTAGGATAAGCTTCTGTTTTCTGGAATGCTTTGCAAGATACCTTTGTTAAATCAGAGATAAATTGCAAGACTTTTTCTGTACGTGCTTTCTGTCGTGGAAGATTCTGCCGCTCGTTAACCTCATCTATAGAGAAAGGACATCCCTCGTGCTTAGATTTTCTCAATAATAAATTGACAAAATCAGCAGCGAGTTCATTGTAATGAGCTGGGACTGCGACATTATTTTTGGGTTTTAGAATTCTCCCATTGACACATGCTACGTCGTTATTATAACTATTCATTGGGAATAAAGCTGGTTCAGTGACTAAAGAGTCACAAATAGCCATGCCTTTCTGCTTTCCATCCTCATGGGCAAGTGGGCCAGAGGCTTGATAGTATACTTGTTGGGTTTTACAATTATTGGTTGTTATATTGCAGGAAGATAAGCGATAGTCTTTTTCTATCAATCTAGTAATCAAGTCGAACAACAATGCAGAATCTATGCTTAACTCAGGATCATCTTTGTCGACACAAATTGTCCTGAGAAGCCTTTCTACATCGGAAATGCTTGGTGTACCTGATTTTACGCTTAATCTTATCATTATAGCGCCTAATACTTTGAGTCTGACATTTACAGCCTCGTAGTAGCCGGCTCTTCCCATACTAACTACACCCTCAACAGGGTTCGCTAATATGTTAACCTCTCCTTGTGATATCTTCTTCCGTTGTATTACATCACAGGCATCAATTAGAAAATGGTAATAAGGGGGTTTTGTTATCGTCACTGGTAATAACATTATGATGCGCCTATTCGGATCAGTATCACAGATCTTTTGCTCTATCAAAAACGTTATTAAATTGCCATTCTTGTCAAAGCAAGTGGCGTGATCTCCCTTATAATCCCAGAACCTATGTTTATAGCTTGCACCACCGCTAACAGTGTATTCAACTTCGTCATCACGAATGGTCCATGAATAATCACGTTCATTGTTTGACGTTCCTGCAACTGCAGTCGGTACAAAGGTATAAATAAAAATAGGTCTGGC